ATGACACGGTTCCGTGTCATCTCCGCGATTTCTCGCTTTCCCTATTTCTCGTACTTAAACGAGAGGGCTAAAGGTGCTAGACAAAACAACGATTGATTGTGAGATTCTGGACGTCTACTTTAAGCATAAGAACGATAAGTTCCCTTTCCTGAATCAGGACCTGTATTTCCCGTCTGCTAAGTATTTTTCTAATACTGTGCAGCAGGTTACCGGTAATGTTCCGGATTGGAAGAATTTATTGTCTCAGCATATAAGTGTGACGACCGCTCTTCAGGGTACTCGATATGAGGTTGACTCTATCCATGGTTACATCCGTTTGGTTGCAACTCATGGTGCGAATCTTCCTCCCGAACACCCAGATCATAACGTTGATACCTACGACTGGTACGGAGGTCTTCTCGACCTCGGTTTACCGGCTGCAGGTTCTAATACATCTTTAGCCACAGCAGAAGACCATGCCTCTGAACAGTTTCTTAAGGCTGCCCGCAATGCGTTAACCTCCTTTCAGGGAGGTACGTTTGTTGGAGAGCTGGCTGAAGCTATTCATGGCATTAGGCACCCTGCGGAGTCTCTAGTCGACTTTCTGAAGCGTCATGTTAAAGATGCTAAACGCATCCGAAACAAGCTCGTCAGTCGGGGGACTAGTATCCGCAAGGTGAATCAGGTTATCTCCGATTTGTGGTTAGAACGTTCGTATCAATGGCTTCCCCTATGCGGCGACTTAGAGTCTGCTGGGACTGCCTTGGCACAGCTCAGTGCCCTCGAGGACGCTAAAGTGGCGTCCGGCGAGGGCTTTGATGACTACGCCTTGGACAATTCCTTCAGATCTACCGCCGCCAATGGGCCCTTTGAAATTACCTACGTTGTTCGCCACCACGAAGAGTCTCGATGTCGTTTTTACGGACAAGTCGTGGCCTTCCATGAGGAAGACCCCGGCCCGTTTGGCGACTTCTTGCGCACCAAATTAGGTTTAACCCTATCTGATGCGGCTCCAACTGCTTGGGAGTTAATCCCATTCAGCTTCGTGGCTGATTATTTCTCCAATTTAGGGAGTATGATATCAGCTTACTCGTTTCCTACTGCAGCTATCCGTTGGATGAACCGCGGGCTCCTTACTCGTCATTCGGTCTTAGCGACCGATATGAAGTTAACGAAGTCCACCTCATCTGCAGGCGAGCAGTACGAGTATACCTCAGATAATCCCGGGTCTTATAAAGCCACCTATGTTACGTTTTTGCGAACAGCTTTCAGTCCTGGGGACCTTATTCCGAGCTTCCGCTTGGATGTCCCCGGGATTTCTAGTTGGCCGAAATGGCTCAACTTAGCTGCTCTCGCAAATTCTATACGTGGGTGACACTCAACTCTATCAACTTGGAGAACGACCATGACCTGGTCACTTACCTCACCCGTTACGGGTGGGACAATGTCTCAGTTCACGACGCCCACATACACCTTGACGACGGATGCGAATCCGGCGAACAATGGTAAACAGTCCACGATTTCCGCCTTGTGCGGGACGCAGACTGGTGTGCGGGCGCACGCGATCTCGGACCCCTTCACCATCGCAGCGTTCAAGCCGGCGAACCCTTCGGTTCTACCCAGCCCGAACCCTGTGACGGGAAAGTACCCGCCGATCCCGAAAAACACTTACGCGATTGTTGTTCGTAAGGGCGTTAACTACGCCGCGAACAACGCTCCCGCTGTGATGATCGGGCGAAGCAGTTTCGATGTGCCGGCTGGTGCCGACGCATACGATTCTGCCAACGTGCGGGCTTTCGTGTCTCTGTTTTCCGGCGCTGTTGCGCAGCAGAGTCAGGGCCTTGGCGATCTGTTCTGCACGGGTGTGCTCTAGTTTCTAGAGCACTCCTATGTCAGTTCAGCGCGTCATGTCTATGATGCTACGCATCGCATTCTCTGCTCGGGCTTTTATTGCCCTCAGGGTAGCGATGAAGTGGTAGCGTAGACGACCATAACTGTAAAATATCAGAGGAATTAACCCATGATTGATTTACTCTCTGCTGCTCGCGTCGAATTTTTGTCCCTTTGGCTCATCATTTGGAGCTCGATAAGAGCCCTGATTTGATGAGTCCTTTGGACTTAATTGGATGCGATTCTTTCAAAGACTACCTCTACTGGTGTACCTCGCAGGACTATATCAGCGCGTATTGCCTTAATCGGCTGCGCGATGATGTTCGTGCGAAGGACGCGATGTATTGGCGTGTCAATGAAGTGAAGAGGATTGTCTGTGACCTTCCAGGTCTCAAACTGTTCTCTTCTCAGCGTAACCAAGAGGTGTCCTCCTTTCTATGGGATTGGACACATTGGCTCCGGAAGCCTGAGTCTTTTGGGGTCTTTTGCGAGTACAACGCATTCATGTCGATGTGGAGTGAAAAACACTCCTTGGCGAAAGCACGGCCAGGCCGCCTCTTCTTAGAGGTGGTTTTTGGCTATGTTTATAACCGCGTCGGCACGGAGCTTGGGGAATTATCCCCTCGTTCTGTTGCGTATAACTCGTAAGTGGTCAGGTCGTTGCATATGATTGAGCAAGACGTTCAATCTGCTCTTCACATCGCCCTCGAACAAGACGGTATGGCAAGTGGATGTCAATTAATTGACGTCCGCGAACCTTGGCACAGAGTTAGAGATGTAGCTTATAGCCAGCTGTCTGCTTCCTTAACCAAGAAGTGGACGGCTGGTCATAGACCTTCGAAAAAGGCCTGTGATGCTGCATCGTCTCTGTTCCTGCACTCTAATTCTTTATGTGCAGGATGGACGTACGCGCCTACCAGTGAATGGGATGCTCAATTCATGGGTGAAACCCGTGAACAGCTTTCCCGTTTCTGGAGGGCACGCTACTTAGGGCCCTCTGTCTGCGATCACATCGACCAGATTCTCGCGCAAGCGAGAACTGGCCCTGGTGCCGCAGTCGGGGCTTTAGGGAATGACTTCTATTCGAAGCTATTCTCCTCTAAGCTTACGTCCCCGTCGACATTCGTAGCACGTTTGTACTACGAAGAAGTGAGCCGGAACCCTACACGAGTGTCTGCCGAATCCATTCGGGCATCACTCGCGGGTCATGGCGTCACGATTCGAGGCAGTCGCTTAGCCTTTGCGCCGAAGAACGCTGATGTAGCACGGTGCATCTGCACTGAGCCTAATTTGGGTATTTATTTCCAGTTAGGCTTTGGCAGATTGCTTGAAGTGAATCTGTTGAGGAAACTAGGCATCAGCCTGGCAACTCAACCCTTCAAAAACCGTGAGCTTGCGCGGATTGGCAGTTTAGATGATAGCTTTGCTACCATCGATCTGTCGTCCGCTTCCGACTCCATGTCTCTTGAGATGCTAAAATGGGCGTTGCCTTCTGACTGGTTTTTTTACCTGTCTAGGCTTCGCTCAGAATATGTTTCTCTTGATTCTGGAGATGTCAAGCTGAACATGGTGAGTAGTATGGGTAACGGTTTTACGTTCCCCCTACAAACCATATTCTTTTCCTGCATCGTTCGCGCCGTTGCACGCGTTCAGGGTTTGACCCTGATCGATCCTCACGGGAGTGAGCTCGGTAACTGGGGAGTTTTTGGTGACGATATCATCGCACCGAAGATTATAGCTCCTCATGTTATTAGAGTCCTCAATCTGTTTGGATTTCGTGTCAACGACAAGAAGACCTTCTTTGAAGGTCCGTTCCGCGAGTCCTGTGGTCACGATTATTATCGTGGCCTTAACGTTAGGGGTGTGTACCTTAAGCACACCACGACCGTTCAGGCTCGCGCCTCTGCGATTAATCAGCTGATCTTGTTCTCCACAAGAACAGGTCTCCTGGTTACACACCTAGTTCGGGAGCTGAAGGGAACTGCAAAGTTTCACTTCGTCCCTAGGTGGGAAAACGACGACGCGGGGATTCGTGTGCCTCTGTTCCGAGTGCCTAAAGCCAAGCGTAGCAAGCGTTACCAGTCCTATTTATATAGGTGCTGGCGTGCTGTGCCGCGTTTCCTTTGGATACACCCGGACAGATTGCACAGTCCCCCCGGTCACAAGCTTCGGGTTTGGAACCCCGATGGTTTGTATTTGTCGTTCCTCAGAGGTGCGGTTAATGCGATGAAGATCGGTCTCCGTGAGGAGACCGTGACTTATCGCACAGAGACCGGCGTAGCCCCTAACTGGGATTACGTCGCTCGCGACCCGTCTCCTTATGGTGACGGTGTCGACTGGCAACGGTGGGAAACCGTTGTCTACCTACACGTTTTTTAGTGTAGTTAGATCCCCGGGGTGAGATGCCCCTCCTCAGATGCCATGCCTGGCA